TGGCCCCGAGGTAATCGGTACGTCGTGATAACCCACGATGCCGTTTGAGCCGTAGACAGGTACGCTCCCACCGTGTCTCAAATGCTCAGGGAGCGACTTGCCGTAACGGAACTCACAGATGTCACCTAGCCGTACTTCCTTAGCAACAGCACTCACCGCAACATCCCCTTAAGCTCCGTGAGCGCCTGCTGAATGTCGACTTCCAACTTCTGGAGGTCCGCCACAATCTCTAGCGGACCGCGGTGCTGAACATCTTCGTGGACGATTTCCTTGTACCGATTCAGCGACAAGTCGTAGCCAGCGGCAGCGATGTCTTCCTTGGGCACGCAAAAGCTCTGAGCCGTAGATGGGCGTTCTCGCTCGGTCGTCGTCCGAGCATTCCATCGCACGAGGGCGTCAGGCAGATTGTTCTTGGTGTGCTCTTCTAACGTCAACGGCTGCTTGGGTGCCGGTCCGAGTTTGTCGTCGGGAAGAAGAGGTGTTCGTTTGTCATCAAGACTCCAGCCGTCCGCCTCCACGTCGTAGAACCAGACGAAATCCGTTCCCCCCGAGTTCGTCTTCGTGAATGACAGAATGGCCGTTGAGACGCCTGCGTAGGGCCTGAACACACCACTCGGCAGTGAAATAACCGCGTCGAGCCTCTGGTCCTCAACCAGAAGCCGGCGCAGTTCCCGGTGCGCGTTGGACGATCCAAACAGCACGCCATCCGGCACGATCACCGCCGCACGTCCGCCGGGTCTTAGGAGTCGCATGAACAGCGCAACGAACAGTAGTTCCGTCTTCTTGGTCTTAACGATCGCGAGCAGGTCCTTCGCGGTGTTCTCGTAGTCGAGCGATCCGGCGAACGGCGGATTCGCGAGCACCATCGTGTACTTCTCTTCCTCGCCTGCGTGATCCTGCGCGAGCGAATCGCGGTACCGGACATCGGGGTTCTCCACGCCATGCAGCAGCATATTCATCGACCCGATCCGGAGCATCGTATTGTCGAAGTCGAAGCCGTGGAACATGCCGTGGTGGAAGTGGTCGCGGGTTTTCTCGTTCCGCAGAATTTCGGGATGGCGTTCGCGCAGGTGTTCGCCCGCAGCAACGAGGAATCCGCAGGTGCCACATGCGGGATCACAGATCACGTCGGTTGCGGTCGGCGCCATCATCTCGACCATCAGTCGAATGATGTGGCGGGGCGTCCGGAACTGCCCGTTCTGCCCGGCTGTGGCAATCTTGCCGAGCATGTACTCATAAAGGTCACCCTTCGTGTCGCGATCTTCCATCGGCACTTTGTCGAGGAGATCGACGACCTTCGCCAGCAGTGCGGGTGTCGGGATTGTGAACCGCGCATCCTTCATGTGATGCGCGTAGGTAGACTCGTCCCCACCGAGGGTCCGCAGGAACGGGAACACTTGCTCGCTGATCACGTCAAACATCTCGGTAGGCGCGAAATTCTTGAAGCGTGACCACCGAAAATCCTGATACGGTCGGCCCTTCGGGTCCTTGCCTTTCGGAAAGACAGTCCGCTCGATGGGCTTGCCGAGCCGTGCGGCTTTGTTCTCTTCGAGCGTCTGGAGGTCGTCGAGCCGCCGAAGAAACAGAAGGTACGTGATCTGCTCGATGACTTCGAGCGGATTCGAGATGCCGCCGGACCAGAACGCGTCCCACACGCGGTCGATCTGGCTGCGGATTTCACCCGTCAGCATGATTTGCCCCCCCAGGGTTAGAAACGATGCCGGATCTTATCGGTCGCACGAGCCAAGCCGCAAGAAGGTGTGCCCGGCGGGATTCAATTGCCACGACGTCGACGGCGACTCGGAACTTGGGAGGCTCTTGAAGGGGACCTGGCGTGCGGGGAACTGCCGCTACCGTGGACGCAACGACGATGATCGACGCCCTAATCGAGTCATCGTGCACACGGGTAGTGTACGTTCCTAGGAGCGTGACGCTGATCAAAATGGAATGGTTTTGACCATGTTGCCGGGCGTGCTCGCGAAACCGCACATCTGGCCCGTTTCGAGGCCGTTGGACAAGGAGGATTCTGACCCGGAGCTGGATCGGCCGTGCGCGTTCCCGTTCCTTGTACCCGCCGGCTGCGCGATATGAGTTTGTCAGGTTCTCAAAGGCGACGTCCTCTTTAACACCGGGCGTCAGAGCCACAGAGACGCTGGTCAGAGTCCGCCTGCACGGACCGCGCTAATGCAAAACGCTCGCACCCGGCAGGCGCGGTACGCGATCGCGCTCATGGCATCGATCGTGGCCACCGAGCGGCCGGTTCTGGGATTGACGGCGAACAGGTACGTGCGGTTGGTTCTGCAGTGCAAGTGACGCCGTTGGCTCGCTAACGCAGCCATTATGAGATAGCTTCTTAAATTAGTGGCGTTAGACCAGGACTCCGGCGCGCGCGGAAGGTGTCGCGCGTGCGCGTGGGTGTGGCCTGAACGCAATCGAGCTTAGGCGGGTGGGTCGGTGTGTCTACCGGGCGCCCCGCGAGAAATCCGCTCCCAGCTGCCTAAGAAGCAGCGCGGTGTTGATGCACTCGATGTCGAACACCTTGCACAACGTGGGGATCTTGATCTTCGACTTGTAGCTGGCCTTCTCGTACTCCTCTGTCACGACGATCCCGCCGCCGGCATCTTCGGCGAACGCGTGCGCGATGACCCACCCGTCAGCGTCATCGAACCAGTCCCGCACGTGCTGCGGCTTTCGGCTGTATTTCTGCTGCACGTGCGTCGCCAGACGGCCGTAACGCTCCTGAACGTCCTGGCCTTCGTTGCAGCAGAGCCCGAGCTTCTTCCGCGCCTTGCACCACGTGACGACTTCGTCGTCGTAGCCGCCGTCGACGACCTCCTCGTAGGCGATGCGCGGCATCTTGATCGTGCCAGCCTCGATGTGCATGTGGAGGAACTGCCAGAACTGCGGCAGGATGTTGATGTTCAGCGACCCACGGTGGGCCTGAATCAGCACGCCGGCGTCAATCCAGTACGCCACACTACTTCGCCATCTCCGCGAACTTCGCGAGTGTTCGCGGCCTGATGCTCAGGAGCCGAGCGGCGTCTCGGATCAGCAGGCGATTCTGGTTGACCTCGCTGACAACGGAATGCGTGAACCTCGAGCCCATGCGGACGACAAGCGTCCGATAAAAATCCCCGCCGCCAGACGTCTTCGCCCGCTGGAGCTTCGTGCGTTCCTGCTGCACGAGTTCGTGAAACTCCGGGGTGGAGAGTCGATCGAGTTCGTGCGCGCGCCGCAAGATTACGAGGCTGCTGACCCAGAATCGGCGCGGCAGCACGGAGACGCGCGACGTCGGGTGCGTGCTGTCCCACGCCGCCTGAAACTCGTTCGGCGGCAGCAGGACCGCCGCCGCGACGCGATTGCAGAACGCCTCGATCTGGTTCGGGTCGGGCGTCGTTTCGTCTGGGTTAGCGATGGCGCTCTGGCCGATCCACAGGTGGGCCAGCTCGTGAGCGAACGTGAAAATCTGCGCGGCCTTGAAGTCTCCGCTGTTGACGAATACGACCGGCACCGCGGGGTCCGCGATCGCGAAGCCCTGCACCTCCTTCGTGCTCAGCGGCCGTTTCGTTGAGTTTCCGACGACGCTGCTGCGCATCACCAGAATCCCCACTTCCTCGGCGTTGCGCACCAGGGCACTCAGGTACTCCGTCCAGCTGGAGATCGTGTTGCGCAGCTCCGGCGTGATCTTCAGCGTCTTGCGAATGTCAGTCGCGACGTCGCTAACCTTGTCGTCGATTGTGAACTCCCCGACGAACCGCAGCTTCGAGGGACGCCCACTCTCGCGTAGGTAGTCGCGGAACCAATCCTGCCGAACGAAAACGTCACTCAGCGCCTGCTGAAATTCCTGCGTTGGTCGGTAGTCCTTTGCCAGGCGGCGGAAGTCTGGAATCGGCAGCTCTTCGTCGGGAGGTTCCGGCAGGAAGAAATACCCGAACGGAAACTGGAGCACCTTGGCAAGATCGCGCGCCTTCTTAAACGGGGGAAACTCGTCCTTCTTCTCCCACGCCCGGACCTGCTCCTCGGACACCTTGACGCGCTTTGCGATCTCCGCACGCGACAGCTGACTCCGGCCGACCGCCCAGGTCAGGATTTCCGAGTTGATGTATGCGACGTCCGCCGCAGCCACGACACGAAGTGTTATCGAGGTGGGAATGGCCGGTCAACTCGGAAGTCGATGCCCGTGATCACGGAAGGTCTCAGGAGGCGTCGAGGGCTGTCGGTGGGTGGTGAGTGTGGCCGAGGGTCGCGTTGCAGCACAAAGCGCGAACGCGTACATCCGTCACGCCCCCGCATCGAATGAAGACCACGACCGCTGTGAGGAAAAGATGTCGGCCATGATCGTTTCTGGAGTGCCGATCCGAGTCATATCCCCATCCAGTTGTCGCGCCTATTCGAGCCTTGGTCGAGGTAGATTAAAAGCGGTTTTGGCGGCTCAACGCTCGGTTGCACCTTCATGCGCGCGCGACCCGACCGACAGGCGTAGCGCAGGCTATCGCACAGGTGGTCATTCTGCTTGACGACGCGTCCCTTCTCGTCACGACGATACAGGCGCATTTCATCAATCAGCGACTGGCACGCGCGTCGGAACACCTTCAGGCGTTGGGTCGAGAGCAGCTCCCACACTTCCGCGATGCCCGCTTCGACCGACTTGTCCGGCAACCGCAGGTCGAGCCCGGCCCGCCGGTAGATGGAGATCAGTTGCTCCGCGTCGCGATCGGTCATGATCAGCGCGGCGCAATCGCCGACGCCAGGGATCCCGGCACCCCGGCTCTTGATGGCAGCGGCGTGAATGGCCGGCTCCGCGGCGGCGGACTTGTAGGCGGAGTACGCGTACAACGTGGCCGAGTCCCGGTCGTGCGCGAGCCACACCGCGGCCGTCGCATTCGCCCCGCCGCCCGCGTCCATCCCGAAGCAGCGCGGCCAGTGTTTCGGGATCTCGAAATCGTCCACGACAAAGGTCGATTCGGGCACGGGGTAGATGGCGCCGGCGCCGATATTGGGGACCCCCTTTGTGCGCGCGTCCCGCATGTGCGGATGAATGCCGGCGAGCAGGTCCGCCTTCTCAGCGTGCGAGATGTGCGGGACGTCGTCCCACCCGCAGAGGACCACGTGACTAGCCATCGATTCGCCCCTGCGGGAGGAACGTCAGGACCAGCTCCGTGAGGCCCTGTAAAGGCGTGAACGTCAGCAGCACGAGGCCGCCAGGGAAGTCGGGGGTCTGCGCGGTCCGCAGGAGGCACTCCTGGTAGATGTCGACGGGGCACTCTTCGTCGAGCCAGCAGAAGTGCACGGCTGTCCCCTGGAAGGCTTCTCGTCGCTGGTCGAAACTTTTGAGCTGCACGGTGGAGACGGCTGGTGCGCCGCCAACGCGCTCGCCATGCCACCTCACCCACACGGTCTCGATCGCCTCGGGCACTCCTGGCTTCGCGCTCTTGTCTTCGATGAGATGCCGCGGAATCATCCCGGAGCCGAAATCCTCCGGTGGGCCGACGAGCTTGCGTTGAATCACGTCGCGCGTGGTCTTGCCCGTGTCGCCAGCCGCCCAAATCAGCGTCGGTTCCTCGAATCGGCGACCCTCCCACCAGCCTGGGTACCGTCCCGTGAGGTGCAGCGTCGACTCAAACGCGCCAGCCTCCGTCCCGCCGACACGGTTCGCCTTCAGGAAGAGGCGCTGCCGACCGTCACGTTGCCCGCCGAGCCGAAAGAGTTCGAGATGCTTTGGGTAGAGCACCCGGCACGTCGGCAGACCATTTCCAGCCAGGGGTACGTGATCAGACGGGTTCGGGGACCCCGATTTGCACCCAGGCTGGCAGTCGTGAAAATAACGCTCAAGTTTGGAGGCTTTTCTGGCCTTCAACGCCGCGCGCGCCGCTTGAACCGCGAAGTCGGCCTCGGTTGCCTCCGCGATCCCTTGCGCGGCCAGCGCCTTTAGGACGTTCATGCGACCTCCTCGGGCTTCGCGGCCAGCAGCGCCTTGATGGCCTTCGCGTGAACCTCCAGTTGCGCGACCAGCCTTTCCGCTCTCGCCATATCCGGGCAGTCATACACCGCCAGCATCGCGTGCTGTTTTACTGCCTCCAGATTAATCAACCCCGAATGCTCGATCTTGTCTGTGACGTAGCCGCGCAACTTTGCGATGTTCATCCCGGCGGCGAGCTTGTCGGCCGGTCGAATCTTCGCGGGATCGACCTCGGCGAGATGGACCTTCGCGAACTCCGCCTCAATCGCCTCGCGGCTCAAATCCGCGCGGTCCCGTTCTCGGCGCTTGTAATCGCTGACAGCCTCCGCGATCTCAGGCTTTCTCAGGTTCTCGTAACCGATCTGATGGGCGGTCTTCTCCGAGTAACCGGCTCGAATCGCCGACTGCGTGGCGTTGAGATCGATGCAGTATTCCTCAACGAACCGTTGCTGCTTGGCGGTCAGGGTCGTCGGGATGCGCGGCCGGAGGCGCGTCCGCGTCCGCTCATAGACGTCGGGTGGTACGGCAACCGGTTGGCGTTTATTGGGCACTCGTCTCATCCTCCGCGCGACCAAAAATCAGCAACATGAGGAAGGGGCTCGGCATGGCCTCGTTCCGCGCCTCTCTTGCCTTGTTTGGTCGCAGTGCCATGATGGAATACCGAACCGTCGTTGCCAAATCGCCAATGAAAATGGGCTTGTTCTCAGTCTTAAGACGTTCGTTCGATGACCCGGACAGGTTAGAATCGGGCGCCTAGCTCCGGCGTCGTGAACTGGAGTGACAAGCCGGGGATCCTGCCCGATCGCAGCGATTGTCTCAGGAGCCATCGCTAAGGGGGGCGATGAAGCGAGCGCGTCGACGAGCGTCCGAAACAGCTAAGCAACGCATGACTCGGCTCCGCCGGGAAATCTCCGAGGAGCAGCGGCGTCGAGTTGCGCTTCGAGCAGCCGTCGCTGATTTGCAGAAACAGGTCGAGTGGCTCCAGCGGCGGCCGATGCCGTCGAGCCCGATCCCCGGTACTCTGGGCGCGATCGCGCCGGGCGGCTCGGACTCGACCGCGAAAAGACGGTTCACCCGCGATCGGCTTCCGTCCGACGTTCGCCAGTGCTGGCAACTTGACGGCGCGACGTCCGACGACTTGCATATTCTCGATCAGGCTTATTTCAAAACTCTTCGTTGGAGGTCGACGGAAATCGCCAGCCTCGTCCATGCGGTCGACTCGTTGGTGTTCGCCGAGTACGGGCGAGTGATCCGAGACAACATCCTCGACACGACACTCCCCGCAGGCCCTTTCGTGCGACTCCAGCGGGCCATTCGCGCGCGGCATGTCCGTGGCGTTGAAACGTCAGTCGGCCAGATTGAAGACGTGGCTGGCCTGACGTCTGCCGACGCACTTGAAACGTACACAGACGCCATTGCCCGGATCAGAGCCATCCGGCACGCTGAGCGGGAATATGATCGCGTCTTCACTCGGGCGCATTCGGCGTATAGGCGGTACGCCTTAGGCGCAGCAAAGAGACACTCGACAGGCGAGGGCCACGTGTCCGACTCCCTTCTGCGGTCGCTGATCGGTGTAGCTGGACGAGCACTCGTGGGAACTGATTGGCAACGCGTCCGCCCAATCACGCGCAAGGTGCTCGCGCGCTATGCCGGTCGGCGACACCAGGGAGCCGTGGCCGCCGCTCTTCAGCGATGGAGTCTCAACCCGAATCGGAGGAATCGCCAGCTCGCTCTCCGAGCCTTTCGCCGTGCCGGTCTGCTCGTTAGTCACCATCAGGTGCAGGAGGAAGCGCAGAAGAAGCGCGACGCCATCGTGAATCTTGCGTGGAGATCGATCACACGCTCAAATCGAGACCAAACATAGGTGGATCAATAGGTTAACGGAAAGCTGTCCCTCCACTCGTAGCTCTCACCCGCCTCAACCCGCTCGGTGCTAAAAGAAATCAGGGACCGCCCTACGCGCGATCGTCGCGCCGTTGAAGGCGGTCGGCGCGACGGGGAGCAGAAACCGCAACTGGCGTCGCGCGTCACCACCAGATGCCCGTTCTCAGCCGACCCAAGAGGCAACGCTGAGGGAGAGACCAGGACTGCAAACGATCGGGCTGGGCGGGACCCAGGTGGTCAGGCGCCCATGCAGGTGCCGGCGTG